CTTGATTTGAGCAAGTCCCCAGGCTTTCCTGCGAATGAGAGTTTCCTTTCAAAGAAGGAATTTCTGGATTCAGCGTGGGGTCTCCAGTACATGCGAGTGTCACTGGAGAACCCGGGAGTTGTAATCTGTCTCTTCGTTCAGAAGAGCGAGCTCCGACCGATTGAAAAGGTCCGGGAGAAGAAAACTCGCTTAATTATTTGTATGCCGGTGCATCATTTTCTAAACTACAATCGTTTCTTGCGTGAGATTTTAGATAAATTCGTGAAATGGAATGTCACCATATCATCAACCGTGGGTATAAATCCATGGCATGGGGGCTGGCGCAGGTTTGTCCTGCGCCTAAACTCCCACCCTATTGGTTATTCTTTGGATCATGATGGGTATGATAGTGGTTTGACGTCGTACGAGTGTTATTGTGCTCACCAATTTGATAAAGAGTTGTTGGTTGATTTGACGGCGGAAGACTCCCTGGTATTTGATAAATTACAAGTTCAAGTGAGAGAGTCTTGGTCGTGTGATGGCTACGGCTGGTGTTTCTATCGTACACACGGAGAACCATCAGGTGCTCTTGATACTGCGTATCAGGATACAAAAGTGTGTAAAATGAGGGAGTGGACTATTCTACAAAGTTGCTATGAACTTGCCTATGGCACTCCTATCAACTCTGACTATTTGCAGGCGCATTGTCGCCTCGAGTTCAGGGGTTTTCAAAATGGGGATGATTGGATTATGTCTTGTTCTGAGATAATGTCTAGTTGGTTCAATCATCGAACCGTCAATGAGGTATGTATTCGGATCGGTTTTAAAATTGGTTTTTCCGATGCGGATATGTGCCTCCCTTCTTCTATGCCGTTTTTGTCTCTTAATACTTTGATTGATGAGAACGGAGCTATTAGACCGGTTCCTGATCCTGTGAAAGCTATAAATTCTTTAATTTTTAAGCATCCACGACAATGGTATTCACAGTTTCAGAAAGCGTTAGCTATAAGAAGATTGACTTGGGGTTCATCTTATTATGAAAATGTTACTTCTTACGTTCGTTACCGGATCTCTGTTGATCCACGGTTTGCTGAGCATGTGTCGGAAGTTGATTCTGATACGAGTCTGCATAAAATGTACTATGGATACTAACACGGGGACGCCCGTGAAAGGTAGAATCGACTGATATCTACCATTTTATTTGCAGATTATGGGAAGGAAAGGGAAGACGACCCTGGTGGTTGCAGAAAAGAAGCAACCCAGGAAGAAATCGAAGCGTGGACGAAAGACGAGAAAAGGAGTGAAGAAAGCTTATGGGGGCGGTGTACATCAGTTGCTGAAGAACACTTCGGTTTATCTTCAGAGCCTCCTGCACCCTGGTCAGATTTTAGGTGTTAAAATTCCAGATACTACTTTCTTCCCCTCGTCTACGGTGCGTACTTTAGATCGTTTTCAACTAGTTGTTAATGCCAACGGTTGTGCCGGTATTTACTTTGTTGCAGGTAGACCCACTAATATTGTTACCACAGCTACGGCTGCGGCGACTCCTAGTGCGTTTACCTGGAACGCTCTGAGTAGTATCAGCGCAGTTACTTCTATGACGGGCATTTATGATAAGGTCCGGCTAGTTAGTGGCGGTCTGTTTGCTAGTTATTCGGGAACGACGCTGAATAATTCTGGAAAGTGTATAGTTGCGAATTGGCCACGTGGAACTCAGAATTTCACGGCGGGTAGTTCTGCTTCAGTCTTTGCGACGACTGCGACATCTAATGTCGTACCAGTCGCACAAGGCTATTTCCAAGCGTTGTGGTTACCTAGTGACTACGATTGCTTTAATTATTTGGGGTCTGCTACCGCAACTGGCGAGGCAGGAACCGTCCTTATGATCTTTACGGGTATGGTGGCTACTCAAACCATTGAGGTTAACCTCATCCTAAATTGGGAGTGTATTGCTAACTACAATACGTTCTCTTTGGTAACGCCGTCCCCAAGCAAGTCTGATGCAATGGAAATGGATGTGGCAATGAATGCTATTGCTGAGTCACCTTTGATCTCTACAGATCAAACGCATGCGAAGAGCAATGTGTTGTCAACAACACCTCTTGGTTCACAGTCGCAGCAGATGACCCAACCTCACCCTGCACAGTCCCAGACTTTGTTTGAGCGGATTTTAGGAGGAGCCGAGAAAACTCTTGGTTTCGCTGAGAAAGCTGCCCCGTTTGTTGCTAAGTATGCGCCGATGGCTATGGCCGCGTTCGCGTAATAGTACCTAAAGTTATGCTTTTCTTAAAAGCTGGTAATCTTAACCATATAACCTAACCATGTAAGATGTTGTACATCATTACCTTGCATTCGTTCGGTTGTAGAACAGAGAGTGTTATGTCTTTTCCGATTTAAAAAGC